AGAAAAATTTATACAGATATTTAGTGGGTTCTCTGAGAACTATGGTCAAGCTGATATGCAGCGACTTGAAGTTGACCCTATCTCTAAAAAACAAAAACCTGAATACAGGTGGGCACAACAGAAACTTACTGATGACGATTACAAGGAACATTTAACAGGAACTAAATCAATTGGTATTCAACCTTGTAATGAAAAGAATCACGCACGATTTGGTGCGATTGATATTGACCCACAAGAATATGCAAGCTTTGATTTAAAATTTTATTTAGATAAAATAAAAGAATATGATTTACCCATCATACCAATACTATCTAAAAGTGGTGGCCTTCATCTTTACATATTTACAAAAGAATTTATTCCTGCAAAAATTATAAGATCATTCTTAACAAACTTAATTCCAATATTTAATTTAAAACCTGAAACAGAAGTGTTTCCAAAACAAACCGAACTTGTCAAAGACAGTGAGACAGGAGAGATGAACAAAGGAAACTTTATTAATCTTCCATATTTTAAAAAGACAGAAAGAAGAGCTCTTAATTACGATGGAACAGAATTTACCTTTGAACAATTTATACAACTCGTTGAATCAAATTTTATAACAGCAGAAAGAATAAAAGAAATAGATGATGAACTAGAAAAGAAAGTATTAGAAGGATCAAATGCAGAGTTCATTGATGGTCCACCGTGTCTAGCAGCATTGTCAAAAAACAAATTATCAGATGGTAGAGATAGATTTTTATATAACTATATGGTGTTTGCTAAAAAGAAATACCCTGACAATTGGGAAGAGAAAGTAATGAGTGCACCTGTCTTATACTTTGAAGATTCAGTTGCTTGGTCTAAACAAAAACTTACACAGAAGATTAGATCATGGAAACAAAACTACAAAGGTTACACTTGTAATCAAGACCCAATCGCACAGCATTGTATGAGAGGACTTTGTGTTAAAAGAACTTTTGGTATTGCATCTGACTTTCAAGATTCTTATCCATTGTGTGCAAACCTAGAGAAAGTTGATCTTGAACCAGAACCAGAGTATAACTTTGATGTGACTTTACCCGATGGTCAAACTGTACGATCTGTACACTGTAAAACAATTGAACACTTAACCGATCAAAGAAAAAGAAGAAACTCAATAGCAAAGTATGCAGGCTTTGTACCACCACTACAGAAAGGTGGCGATGATCAAAAAGTATTAGATGCATCATTTAAAACAGGTACAACTTTAATTCAAGATGGGTACGCATACTTTAAATTTGATGTGTTCTACAAAAGATTAAAAAATAAAGGGTGGAGATATCAAGAAGATAAGACAGGATCAATGATGCTTAAGATATATAAAGATTGTGAAATAGATTTCTTAGATCAAAAAAGATTTCCTACAACACAAAAAGGTAAACACAACAGCCCTACTAAAAATGTTGTAATGATATCAATTAAGAAGTTTGACAAGATAAAAATCTACCACAAAGTAACCGAACACAAGAAGGACATACTATGATTAGAAAGATACTAGGACCACCAGGCACAGGTAAGACTACAAAACTATTGAAATATGTACAGACTTTTTTAAAGTTAGGTACACCAATAGAAAGAATAGGATACTTTGCTTTTACTAAGAAGGCAGCTACAGAAGCAAAAGAAAGAATGCTTAAGTTGTTTCCACAGTATGGCTACAGAGATCTTAAACATTTTCAAACTTTGCACTCACTAGCATTTACAACTCTAGGTATGAAGAAAGATAATGTTATGCAAGCAGAACATTACGAAGAAATAGGTAAAACAATTGGTGTACAGGTATCTGTATACAAAGGTGGTGAAGAAGAAACAGGATACATAGATTCAGATAGTGAATACTTTAATCTAATAAATATTGCACGAATCAAAAACATATCTACTAAAGATGAATACGATACCGATCTATACTCTGATGATATGGATTACAATCTAGTAGAAATTATAGAAGCAGAACTCAACAATTATAAAAAGTCTTTTGCTTTATATGATTTTACAGACATGATTGAAAAATTTGTAGGGTCAGAATTATGCCCTAAATTTGATGTAGTTTTTATTGATGAAGCACAAGATCTATCGCCAATACAATGGAAGATGTACGATATTATAAAACAAAATACAAAGATAATGATTCTTGCAGGAGATGATGACCAAGCAATATATGGATGGGCAGGAGCAGATGTACAAAGATTTCAGGAAGAACCTGCAAAAGAAAAAATTTTACCACAATCATATAGAGTTCCAATCAGAGTTCAACAAGTTGCAGATTCAATTATATCTCAGATAGACACAAGGATCATGAAACTATGGGAACCTAGAAACAATGAGGGACATTGTGAAGAGGTATATGACTTAGATGAAGTTGATCTAACACAAGGTAAGTGGTTGATACTTGCACGAACAAACTATCGTTTAATAAAGATGAAACCATATTTAATGGAACGAGGTATATACTTTGAATACAAAGAACGAAAAAGTTTTAGTGCTAAACTATGGAAAGCAATCAGAGATTTTTCAAGGTGGACATCGGGTGCACAACTAACAGCACCTGAAATAAAAGATATATTTGATTATACAGGTCATGAGTTTGTAGGTGAAGAACATTTAAGTTATGACTGTGAATACTTTGGTATTGATGCAAACGATACATGGTACGAATTATTTAACGCAGACCCTGAACAAGTTTTATACATAAGACAAATGTTAAGTAATAAAGAAAAACTTTCTGAGGAAGCAAGAGTAAAACTATCTACGATTCATTCAGCTAAAGGTGGCGAAGCTGATAATGTATTATTGATATTAGATAATACAGAAAAGATACGTGAAGCAATTGAAAAGAGTCCTGAGAAAGCAGATGAAGAACATAGAGTTTGGTATGTGGGAGTCACTAGAACAAAACAAAGCTTATACATAATGGCTGCTAAGGAGGATAGATTAGGTTATGACATCGAAGGTTTGGGATAAACAACACGGAGGATCACATTATCAAAAATATAAAATTCAACCAAGTAAGTTTGTAGTGGAGAATGAATTGTTATATCCTGAAGGATGTGCTATTAAATATATAATTAGACATCGGGACAAAGGAAAGAAACAAGATCTATTGAAAGCAATACATTTTATAGAAATGATAATTGAAAGGGATTACAAATGAAGATACCAAAGTTTGAAGCACAAACTGAATGGGTTAAACCTACTGAGTTCCCAGACTTAAGACAGGTTGATGAGATAGCAATCGACTTAGAAACAAAAGACCCAGGCCTCAAGGAACGTGGATCAGGATCAGTCATTGGTGATGGTGATGTTGTGGGCATCGCTGTAGCTACATCTCATTACAAAGGATACTTTCCTATTGCACACGAGGGCGGTGGAAACATGGACAGACAAAGAGTTATGCTTTGGTTAAAAGATGTACTTGAATCTCAATCTACAAAAATATTTCACAATGCAATCTACGATGTTTGTTGGTTGCGAAGACTAGGACTTAAAATAAATGGTGACATTGTCTGCACAATGATAGCAGCAGCGGTCACCGACGAGAACAGATTTCGCTATGATCTCAATAGTTTAGCGTGGCATTACCTTGGCTATGGTAAAAATGAATCAGCTCTATCGGAGGCAGCAGAAAGTTGGGGTATTGATCCTAAAGCAGAGATGTACAAACTACCTGCAATGCACGTCGGTGGATATGCAGAACGGGACGCAGAGATTACACTTGGTCTTTGGCAAGAAATGAAAAAAGAAATATTGCATCAAGACTTAGAAGACATCTTTGATCTTGAAACAGAATTGTTTCCTTGTCTTGTTGATATGAGATTCAAAGGTGTACGAGTAGATACTGAACGTGCACATCAAATGAAAAGTAATTTAATAAAACAAGAACAAGATCTATTAAAAAAAATAGAACGAGAAACAAATATCTATCCACAGATATGGGCAGCTAGAAGTATTGCACAGGTATTTGAAAATTTAAAAATACCTTTTGAAAGAACAGAGAAAACAGATGCACCATCATTTACAAAAAACTTTTTACAAGAACATGAACATCCTGTTGTAAGAATGATTGCACAAGCAAGAGAGGTAAACAAAGCACACACAACTTTTATAGATTCTATTCTTAGATACGAACACAAAGGTAGAATTCATGCAGAGATAAACCAATTAAGAAATGCAGGAGGAGGCACAGTCACAGGTAGGTTCTCTTATCAGAACCCAAATCTTCAACAGATTCCTGCTAGAAACAAGGATCTAGGACCTATGATTAGGTCATTATTTATACCCGAGGAAGGCCATAGATGGGGTGTATTTGACTATTCTCAGCAAGAGCCTAGGTTGGTAGTACATTATGCTTCTTTGTATAAATTACCATCAGTCTATGATGTAATAGAAGCTTATCAAACTGACCCTAACGCAGACTTTCACCAAACAGTTGCTGACATGGCACAGATACCTAGATCACAAGCAAAGACAATTAACCTTGGATTATTTTATGGTATGGGTAAAGGTAAACTTCAAGCAGAGTTAGGTGTGAGTAAAGAAAAAGCTGCAGAACTATTTAACACTTATCATGCTAAGGTACCTTTTGTTAAACAGCTTATGAGCAAAGCATCTAACAGAGCTCAAGACAGAGGACAGATAAGAACTTTACTTGGAAGATTATGTAGGTTTCATTTGTGGGAACCAAATAGTTTTGGTATGCACAAGGCTATGACACACGAAGATGCACTCAAGGAACACGGACCAGGGATCAAGAGAGCTTACACATACAAAGCATTAAATAAATTAATACAAGGCAGCGCAGCAGATATGACAAAAAAATCTATGTTAGAATTATATAAGGAGGGTATCATACCGCATATACAAATACATGATGAACTTGATATATCAGTTGAAGATGAATCTCATGCTAAAAAAATTATTGAGATTATGGAGAATGCTGTTACACTAGAGGTTCCTAATAAAGTAGATTATGAACACGGAGATAACTGGGGAGAAATACATGATTAAAAAATACTATGATAAGTTTATGGTATGGCAGTTACACAACAGAAGAGAAATAATTTTCTTTGCTGTTGGGTTTATTGTTGGTGCTGTAATAATATAATGACCTATGGCGTATTTGAATGTAAATATACCACCAACATACGCACAAATAAAAAGAGAATATCTTTATGATTTACAAAAACATCATGGAGAAGTTGAAGACTGTATTATATTTGGTCTATCAGCCCTTACTGGTCGTGCTATACTATGGCACGCTATTATGGAAAACGGTGCAATATTTTATCGCTTACCAATTAGCGCGTTTATTCAAAAGGGATTTGATGCATCCCGAGTGCCCGCAAGACGACTTGATGAACTACAGCTCTGGAATTGTTTTTCTTATTATCCTTCTGTCCATCGTTGGGATATATTAGACGGACAAGCAGGAAAATACATAGGTAAAGACAAGAAATGGCACGCAGGTAAGTATTTATTTACTGTTGACTTTGCACATCCAGAGTCTAATATACTTGATACCGATCATTCGGAGATACCGCACGAGCATAAGTGCGCACACATAATTGCACTAGACGACGGCAATTTTGCAGCACAACCAAACAACAGATGTATATGGGACATCCCTTCTTTTACAGTAAAAGATAATATACCTGATTGGAAAGTGCAGACGAATGAGTGGAACGTAGAAGATAGTAGAGCTTGGAGAACAGAAGATACTGATAAATTCTTTTACGAAATAGAGGAGAAGAAACATGATTAGAGCGTTTATTAGAAAATGGTTTGTAAGACCACTTAGAAGTCTAAAAAGAAAAATTTGGAAGTAATTTATGGAGATTGCCAAGGTGAACTACTACGCTACAGGTTTGTTAATAGTAATGTTAGTTGTATTGGCTTTATGTGGAGGACCACATGTCCAATAAACCATTAAACATTGGAGAAGAAGCACGGGTGCAGATGC